TTTATAAAAAGAACCTAAAATATTTGTATTATATGATAATGGATCTTCTAAAACTTTATATAAAAATTGATAATATACTTCATAATATGTAGCTTCTTTTTTAGAAAAACAAATTTTTATTATTTCCCTATCAAAATTTTCAAAACCTAATTTTTTAACATCTTCTACTAATTGGGAATTTGAGCCATAATAAGTTTTCCAATTACTTTCTCTTATTACTTTCTTTTTTGTAGGAGGTCTACCTTTTAACCCTTTGGTTTTATATTCCGCTATTTCTTTTTTTCCTAATTTTTTATTTATAACATTTCTTAATATTTTTTTACCCACATAATATTTTCCACTATTTTTATGTGTTACTTTATATACAAATGAAACTGTTCCTTTAGGAAATTGAGTAATATCTGTTATTTCATTACCTTTATAAAACCAATTATTCATCAAATTTAATTATTAAATTAGTTTCCATAAATTTAGAAGAAGGAATTGGGTTGGCCAACTTAGCTACAGCTAATAATTCTTTATTATCATTATATAACCCTACAGTAGTAATATATGGGGAAAAATATGGTTTATTTATAAAATCAACATATTCATCTGAATTAGATTTAACTAAAGTAGGGTTTAAAGAATATTTAAATTCAGAAGGATTTATTTTACAAATATAATTATGTTCCCTAATAATGATAGTTGAGGAAAATTCCAATTCTACTTTAGAATATTCACTATCTGGGTTTAAAAATAAATTCTTATAATTATCTTTTTCTTTATATAAAACAATTATCCCCTTTTTATAAAATATATTACCTATAAAATCATCATTTAAATAAATATTTCCAAATCCATCATCTAAATATATATTCCCCTCATATATTAATTTAAAAGATTTTTGAAAAATTTTCTCACCATAAGTTTCAGGGGATATTGAAATTATAAATATTTCTTCAGGAATTTCTTTAAAATCCAAATTTAAAAACCTATCCTCTAAATAAAAAGTTTTATATAACTTATATAATTGAATTATACTTTTATATATTTGACCTTTATTATATCTTGTGTATTCTTCAGAAGTTTCAGTATCAAAACCAGTTAAAGGGTTTTTAGATTCATCCCAAAAATTAATTTCATTTGGATTTAAATTTATACCGTGTAAAAAATCAACATTAGGAATAATTACCCCTCCCCCTATGTTATTTAAAATATTATTATTATCAAATTTAAAATTTTTATTTAAAACTATAGGAGCAATGTTTACTTCTCTTGATAAAAATTGTTTATAAGTATACATTAATAATTTAATTTGGCCCTAATTAAAACTTCTTTTGTAAAGTTTTTAGGTAAAGGTCTTGAAAGTTTAGCTACTGCTAATAAATCATTATTATCATTATAAAACCCTACTGTAGTTATATAAGTAACAGGGTTTTGAATAAAATCATCATATATTATATTACCTTCTTCATCTACAAAACTTGGATTATTACTAATATTAAATTCAGAATTATTAACTCTCACAAAAACAAATGTAGAAGGTAAAGTTTCTTCACTATTTAAAATAAAACTATTTCCTTCATCTATTGCATCAAACATTTTTGAAGAATTTGAATTATTAGGATCAAAAGAATCCCAATCAGACTCTGAATTTGTAGTATCAGTACCTAAACTAATACCTCCATTTACTGAAGATTCGTCTAAAGCTTCTGCATTTAGTAATATTAGGCCAGCATCTGGTAAAAACCACCCATAAGAACCTGAATCCTTAGAATATCCCTTGGCATTTTCTCCAGTATGAACTGTTCCCAAAGAACCTGAAACCATTTGAAATAACCTTCCCACATTTGAATGTTGGGGTTGGGAAATTTTTTTACTATTATCAGTTAAATATAAATCATCTCCTGAATTGGTCAATTTTAAACTTAAAGAACCTGGAAGAAGATGTTCTTTATAATTGGATCTTTCAATATTTAATATATAAAAATGTTCTGAAGTATGATCTTCTCCAAAATAAAAATCTTCTATGGTGCTTCCTCTAACTATAAGATTTTTATATTTACTATATAAAGATTTTGAGGGGGTTTGGTTATCTACTAAATCATTAAATTGAGCACTACCACTACCATATTTATGGGCATAAGATATAGAAAATTCTACAGGGTTATCAGTTGTTTCTTTATGTATATTTATATAAAAATACCCCTGATCACTTTCTACTTGTGAACTTCCAGTAACTATGTCAGTTAATATAGGGTTATTATTACTCCATAAAGGAACTGAAGAAGGTTCTATACATATTACTATATCTTTTTGTTCATCTAATTGTTTAAAAGTTCCCATTATTATTTATTATATTTTTTTATTGTTATTGGAATTGATTTTGATGCTCCACTATTTCCCCCTTCAACTGTAATAGTACCAGTCACTGAATTTTCTCCTTCTTTAAATATATTACGTCTTGAGGCAACCATTGAAAAGCTTAAACCTTTAATAGATTTAGATACCTCAGTTGTTATAACTTTGGTTCTTCCTGAGATTAATCGTGTTGAAGGAGCTTTTAGTTCCATACCTGTTCCTTTAAAAACTTCTAATAATCTTCCATCCGAAATAGAAACTATATAATAAGATTCTCCTTGTGGATAATTTAAAGTATCAGGAGTTAACTTATATTCAGCTCCCTGTTCTAAAATTATTTCTTCTATTCCTAAACTTATTTTAATAATTTTTTCTGTTCCTAGTGGTAGAGAAACAAGTTTATACTTCATTATATATCTTTCATCAGGGAATGCTTCTATAATAGGCATTCTTTCTATTGCTTCTCCATAATATGCAGATCCTGAAGGGTGGTTAGGGTTGTAAAGAGTATAATCTATTTCATCATCTGAAAGTGCGAATTGAGTGATTCTAAAAGAACCATCTTCGTCAGAAATTAATTCTCTACCTTTTTTAGTAAGGATTGCATCTACTGTTATAATTTGATTATTTAAATAGCCCATTTTTATTATATTTTATTTTCTTATACATATATTGAATTCAAGTTTTAATTAAAGATATACCGAACCCACACCTCCTTCTTTTTGATTAGATTTTAAAACTGATTTATCTCTTAATATATTTAAAATTATTGAAAGATTCTCCTTTTGGACTGGAGATAAATCATCAGGAATTAAATATCCAAATTTTTCAGGAGAAGTTTCTATTCCTTCTATTTTATCATATACTGCTGTAGGTTGATTTAATATAACCTTATTATCAACAAAATTTGTTCTCCTATGTAAAAATTTATAATGAGGTATGTTATCAAAATAATCTTCTGTAATGATTTCTTCATCAAAAATTTTATGTTTTACAGGATTTATTTCTATATCTAATATAAATTTATTTTCTTCTTCAGGTATTAAAATATTTATTATCTTACTATAAATAATTTCTCTATTATTGGGAGAAGAAATTATAATATCTCCCTTTTTAGGTATTATGGGAAATTTTGGTTTTTTATATAAATTTAAATTAATTTCACCTTGGGATGAAATCGGGGCCCCATCTAAAATGAATTCACTTGGGTTAAATTTTTTAGGATTAAAATATATGTATAAATCAGAATCTTCAGGGGGTTCATAACTTTGTTCAATCCAATAGTTATAAGTCCATATTTCTCCTAAAGTTTTTACTTCTATATCTTCATCATATGTAGGAATACTTCCTGTATCTGGAATAAAATCGAAAGGGTTTGGTTCCCAAACATTATAATATTCATCTTTAAAAACTATTCTTCCTGATCCTGTTGCTATTGTTTTACTCATAATTATTATCTTATATTAAATTATAATTAGCTGTTAAATTTAAATCTCTATTAGGCATTTTTATAGTAATAGTTCTATCTACAGTAGAAGAATTCCCAACTATTTCAGGGAAATCTCCTGTGGTTTCTGACCAATGAGAAAAATTGCCTCTAATTGATTCCAGCATTCCTCCAGATTCTTCCCAAATATCAGATCTAGCTCTTATAGTTACATCGGTTTCAGGATTAAAACTTCCACTTAATACATCCCACTCATCTCCTATGGTAACAGTATCAACATCCTCCCCATCTGCAATAGTATATTCATTTTGATTCAATTCTAAAGAATATTTAGTAACATAGAATATAGCTAAAGTTTTATTAGAATCCATTATAAAATTAATTTCTTCATTATTATAATTTACACCTCCTATTCTATAATTTCTAAAATTAAAATCTTCTTCACCCACATAAGAAGGGTCTGAAATTTTCACATTAGAATTTCTTCTTTTTTTAAGAGTTACTCTTGTAACTCCTTCTCCTACTACAACTTCATTAACTTGAACATTCCCCCCAGATAATGAAGGTGGACGTTGTCGGGTTCCATCTCCTTCCCACTCAAGAAAATATATTGTTAAATCATATTCTTGAATTGGGGGTTCTATGGTTTCTGATATTTTATCAGTATATGTACTTAAATAATAATAAGATGAAGATGGTAAAGTTTCAGCTTCATCTGTTCTCCCCCATACAGGAGAATATTCACCACTATAAAAAACTCCATCTTGGTTCCTTGTTTTTATAGGAATTATATCATAATAACTAAAAAGGTTAATGTCATAATTTTGCATTAAATTTGAAAATATAGTTACAAATTCTCCCCCTCCTAAATGTATTTCAAATGTTTGGGTGGGTAATTCAGATATATTCATAAACCCAAATCCCTCAGGGATATTTATTACTTTACATTTTCTCCCAGGTTTAAATGTGCTCGATACCTCCTGTATATAATCCTGGGTTCCTGATAATTCAATAGTTTTTGGGGTAAATTTATTAGGGTCTTTAATAGGTTCATTAGGAATTTCTATTAAAGTATCCAATGTATATGTAAATGTTCCATATTCTTCTAAACTTCTCCACTTTTCTTTGAAAGCAGCTATATATTTAGGATGAATATCTATTACTGCTTTTTTACCATAACTTTTATCTCCCTTATTATAATAATTATAATCCTTACTTGATAATTTACATCCTTTATAATAAGCTCTTAATAAACCCTCAAAATAATAAAACTTATCTACATTTTTTAAAACATTGTTTAGTAAGACATTATAATCACTATGATAAAACGAAGGAGTTAATATATTATCATCTCTATCTTTAGAAAACCTCTTATATTCATTATTTAAAGTTAAATCCTTTTCTATTATTTTTAAATTAAATCCCAAATTTCCACTATAAAATGAAGTTTGTGGTCTTTGAGAAAACTCCAAAATATTATATTTATTTAAAACCCCACCTGAACCAGCAGTAAAAGGGTTTTTGCCCAAATCTAAACTAAATTCTATTGTTTCATCAGAAAATTTAAATTTAGAATGAGGTATTTTTGATCTATCTAATATATGAGGTTTATAAATAAACCCTGTATTAAGAGTACTTTTTGCAGGAATAAATTTTTTAAATAGTTTAAATAATGAACTATCAAAGTATTTAGTTAAATTTAAATATTCATATATATTTAATAGACCCCCATAATTTTCAGAATATTCCTTAGATATTTTATCTAATTCTTTATATCTAAATACCCCTTCTCTTCTTTTTCTTGGGTCTGCAATTATATTATTAATAATCTTAGAACCATATACATTAATTAAATTATTATCCATTTCATTTTGAAGTGAAAATCCTATTTCTATAACATTAGGAGTATAATTATACCTTCCATCAATATAAGAAGGAATTTCTATACTACTATTTTTAGATAATAAAGTATCTCTATAATTTTGTGTTGGAATTTTAATTCTATCTGAAACTTTAGCTTCTAACCCAACATTTGACTGATTTAAAAAAATAGTTTCGATATTAGGGTTTAAAACTCCCAATTCTATTATGAAATATTCCTTTCCCCCATTAACAAAACTATTTTCACCAGAAGGGTGTAATGATTCATAAGACCCTGTAATATTATCACTATCTAAATCTAATAAACTTCCTAAAGGAGCTCTAAATATTAAAATATTAGAAGAAGATAAAGATCCTGATATAGTTTCTCCTTCTATAGATTCAGGGTTCATTACAAAATTATCAAATATATTTTCAGATATAGGATGTCTATAATATCTAAATTCTTGGAAATTACTGTCTATATTTTTTCCTGTTGTGGGGTCATATCCTAAATAAATACTACCATCATTATTCCAGTCATTGTTGTAAGTTCCTTCTATAGATGATGAATGATTAAAACCTAAATAATTTCCATAACCCCCTATATAAGGTTTGTTTTTTAAATAAAGAGTAAATTTATTTGAATCCCCAGTTCCACTACCTATTTCAACCCTATTTTCTCTTTGTAACATAACCCCCCACCAATTATTATTAAATATAGGGGCATCAATATAATCTGATTGGGTTGTTCCTATATTAAAATATAATCTTCCATAATCTTTATAAGGTTCTAAAGAAGAAGAAGGGTGTGGTTCTATAAATATTCCTATATCTAATCCTGTATCATCTTTTGTTAATAAAGGTTGAGTTTGTTCAGAATGAAAAGCTTTAAACCTAAATATTATTGTATCAGGAACATAACTTTCTCCATTATATTCTTGATCATAATATAATTCACTCCAAGGAACATTAATATATGATACTTCATTAGTATAAAAAGATTCATTATATTTATCATACCAGTAATCATAATCTTGGGTTTGGTTTAAAGTTTTCCCTCCATATTCATTTATTCTTAATATAGTTGAAGGAATACCAAATATATTTATAAGTTGTTTTAAACCTTCTAAAGTTCCTTTTCTTTTTACTAAATAAGGTAAATTATGATATAATCTTTGATGTATTTCCTTTTTTATTCTTTTTAAAGGAAAATCAGGCTTATTTTCTGTTATGTCTATTATTTCTTCAATAATTTCTTCATCTTCAGATAAATTCAAAGATCCTGAGCCTATTAAAGACCTAAATATATCAAGATTATTTCTATTTGTGGATGGAATTTCTAAACCAAAAGATTTTAATATATCTTCAATAATATCTAAGGGAGCCCCCTCTTCAAAATTATTTGTATTATTTGAAAGTTGGGTTATAGATTTGATATATAACCATATTATATCATAAAAATGACCCACCATATCTATAAAATCTTTATAAGGCTTTGATTTAGGGTCTTCTTTTAAATAATTTGGAATAGTATTATATAAATAATTAGGGTTTCTATCATCATAAATTGAAGCTTCTAAAATAACACCACCATAATAAACATCATTTTCATCATTACTTCCAAACCATACTTTTACCTCAGAAGATTCAGAAGAATATAATTCATAAGGATATTCATTAGTTGATTTGGGCCAAGTTAAAGAACCGGATTCATAATATAAATAATTTTCATATCCATCAAAATTAGATATAATATCTTCTTTTTTATTTTCCAAAAATTTAATTTCTTGGTTTTGGGTATTTGAATCTTCAGTATCCTTTAATGTATTTATATCTGATTCGTAAGATTCTAATAATTCTATTTTATATTTAAAATTATTAAGTCTTTTTTGTATTGATGAAAAATGTACGAAGTTATTAAATTTTGAATAATTTACATTTAATTCAACCCCTTTTTCTTTTATTATATTTTTTAATTTGTATAAAGATTCTTTAACATTAGTTGATTCTATATCTTGGGAAGACATATATTGAGAAGATTCACTAATATCATCTTTAAAATCTAAATTAAAATTAGGTCCTTTTAAAGATTTAAAAATTCGGAAATCTCCAACTTCTTCAAATTTAACATTAAATAGTTGGGTTTCTGAAGGTTTTGTGATTATTTGTAATTTATCCTTTATATCAAATTCAGAAGGTAAAGGTGAATATAATTTTACTAATATAAAATCCTCATCATAGTTTATTTGGATATTTATTCCAATGAGATATTTATTTTCTTTAAATCTTAAATAAAATTCACTAAAATATTTATCATCTTTTACTTTTTCAAAGAATTTATTAAAATCTTCTTCTAATTCCGATATATTTATTTTTGTTGACTTTAATTTAATTTCAGTTCTAGAAGATGATATTTCCTCTATATAAAAAAACTTTTCTAAAGACGAACCTAATTCATATGTAATATAATTATATAATAAATTTATTTCTCCAGTTGTTATCCCTTTTTCTTTTAATAATTTACTAGGATCTAAATTTATATCTAGAAATTGATTTTCTAACCCTATATTATCAGAATAATATTTTCTAAAATTAGGTTCTGAAAATAATAAATTATTATTTAAATCATATATATGAAGTTCTATAAAATCTTCATCTGAATTAAATGATCCAGTAAAGTTATATATGGGAATATTTTCTGCATCTAAATGAGAAAATTCTTCATTTAATATAACATTAGGGTTTATTTGTTTTATATCTTTAATCATTATAAGTCATTTTATATCATATATAAATGGTCATGTTTTTAATGGTTTACTCTCTTCACCAGGTTCATCTCTTACAGGATCAAAAAAATCATCATGTTGTGTAGGATCATCCTGTGGTAGTTGTATTTTTTCCTCTTCAACCTCTTCATTTATATTTTTGTCTTCTTCTCTATCTTCTTTTATATCATCTTGCATTTCTTTAAAGGAAGCCCCACTTTGTAATCTTATTATTTTTTGTTGTAATTTTAAATTTTCAATTCTTAATTGTGATATTTCTTCCAGTAATAAATTAATTTCCTCATTATCTTTTTCATAATCTATATAATTAGTACTAGTTTCAATTAAATACTCATGAGAATTATTACCTCCATATTTAGAAATTTCATAAAAAAATTTTTCATATAGTTCAAAAAAATCTTCTTTAGTAGCTAAATCAATGTCAAAGAAAGAAGGGTCTCTTTCTTCTACAAGTTCATTAAATTTTAGATTTAAACTTTTTAAAAAAGCTTCTTTATCAAATTTGTTAATTCTTAAATCAGACTTCTTCATCTTTAAATAATTTCCCTAACTTTAAAGGTAGTAGGAGACTTCCATATAATAACCTCCCCATTTATAATAGTTTTTATTAAAAATCTATATGGTCTTTCAAGATAAAAGTTATCCATGTGTAATTTAAAAAAACTTTTGTTATCTCGTGTACTTATTTTAGTATAATCTTCATCAAATTGAATAATAAATTCTTGGTTTATTACATCTTCTATAGCATAATAAGATTCTTCAGGTAAATGTTTAAACTTATATAAAATTTCAGATGTATATATTTTTTCTGGGTATCTTTCAGAAACAAAAACTTCAAAATTAGGAACACTTTTAATACTATATATTTCTTTATGATTCATTGACATTATAAAATCAGAATCTGTCAGTAAATTATCATATTCAATATATTCTGAGTCATCCCACTTAAAACTAATCTTAGGAATAAATACTTCGTTTGAATTTTTGGAATAAAATTTAAATGAAGTTTCATTATATACCTCCTGTAATTCATCTAGTTTAAATATGAAACCTTCATAAAGTTCTTGATTTAATTGATATTCTATTAAGTTAGTAATATCAAAATTAAACCTTACATTATTATTTTTACATTGGTATGAGCTATATACATTATTTATATAATCCCCCCCTTCACTATTCCAAGGGTTATCTACTTTAGAATTAACCCAGGAAACCCCTGAGGTATTTATAGGAATATCACCAAAATAACCTGTGCCTCTATCCCAAGAACCACTTACAGGAAAAGCATTTATTATTAAATCATCTTTATTAAAATTATCTATATTAACTACATATAAATCTAATTCAGCTTTCCATAAACTCCCTGAAATATGATTATTTATAATTGATTTAATTTCATTTTCTGAAAAATCTAATAAAAATCTACTTGAACCTACATCAGAGGGAATTATTTCTATAATAGGATCCATTCCTGTATTTTTATAAGGAAAATGAGGGTATATAGTAGAGCTTTTTGTTGGAAATAATTTTTTTATCATTCTAATATTTTATTTAAAAATTAATATTTCTACCTCTTATATCAATATTGGGGAATTTAACTTCAAATATCATAGGGTCAATAGAAGGGTATATTATATTATTAACTGTTGCTGAATTTATATCATATGAAAAATTACTATATTCATCAACTTCCCCAGATCCAACTTTATTTTTTATTTTAATATCATTTACTGTTTGAACTCCTTCTATTTTATCAAGTAGTAAATAAATTTCTTTCAATAAAATTGGTTGATTAATATTAAAATTGTCAATATTAAAATATTCTTGGATTTCACTAATACAATTATTTAAAACTTCTCCAACAACATGTCCTGGTCTTATTAAGATTTCAAAATCAACCCCTACATTTATAATATAAGCGTCTTTTATTAAAATTAAATCATTTAAAGTATTATATTGATATAAGTAATTTTTTAAGTTTTGTTTTAATGCTTTAGAAGATTTTATTAATTTTTTATTATTATCAAATCCTAATATATATAATCCTAATTGAGAAGACCCATCTTCTATTTCTTCAACATTTTCAGGTTTAATATAAGCCTTTGATATTGAACCTAACCTTGGTGGCATACTTAAACTTCTTATAACATAATCTTGTTCAGATACCCCCCTTAATTGGGAAGAAAATTGTGCCATAGATTTAATTCTTAAATCTTTGACACTATCCCCATCACTTCCACCTGTAGAAGGTTCAATGTTATTACAAGTCAAAGTATTTAATATATTATTATCCATTTCAATTGGAGAAGAAAAAGATACATTAGTTTTATCTATATTATTTAAAGTATTTTTAGGAATATTTGATTCAACCCCCCCTCCCACTAAATATCTAATTGTCAAAGTAGTATTATTGGGGGCTATACCATAACTTTTTGTAAATAAAAAATTAACAGGGGAATAAGCAATACCAAAACCAGATCTATTATAAGGATAATTAATTCCTATATTATAAGGGTTGGGGGTTATATTTTCATCGGTTTCAGTATATAAACCAGATCCAAATTCTAATATCAAAGAATTATAATCCTTAAACCTTGATGTAAATCTTCTTTGGATTTTTTTATATCTTAACATATAGGGAGTATCTTTATATTGATTAAAATTAAACTCTCTATATTCAGTATTTCTTATATATTCAGGTATTAAATTTTGGGATAAATTATCTACCTCATACCATACATTATTATCACTATCTTTTACATCTAATATACAAATAATATTATTATCATTTATTTCAAACGATGGAAATCTCTCATAATCTCCAACATCAAAACTTTTTTCTTTAATTTTAGCAGAAATAATTTTTCTTTTTTTTGTTAATAAGAAAGTTTCAGGTTTATTATCACTATCGATTTGAGATATTTCAACTATTGTAGGATCAAATGAACTACTATACCCAAAATCAATAGGTTCCTGGGTTAAAAAGTTGATTTCAGGAATTTCATCAGAATTAACACTTGTATTTTCTGGTATTAATAAACTATATTCATAATTAGGAACTCTTTCACTATTAACTATCTTATATGGAACCTCTTGAAAAATTTCAATCTCTGAAACAGATGGAGTAGAAACTTTTGGTTTGTATCCTCTAACATAAGCATGTTTAAATAAATTCTCTATTTTTCTGGCTAATTGAGGGAAATTTTCTTGTATTTGATTATCCAAATAAAAAGCTAAAACATCCCCTACATAAGAACTCATTTCAATAAACATATTACCTATAGACTCAGGATTAAAGTCCTGGTATGTGTTGGGGAAATATGTTTTTAAAAATTGCTCAAGAGTATTATTCCAAGAATTAAAGTCTTTATTTAAATATTTTATATCTCGAGTTTTCATTATTGGATTATTATATTTATTTCATCTTCTATATTATATTTATTCATCTTATATTTAAATATAAAATTTATCTTATTTTCATCAGGATATGAATTTAATTTAAGTTCAATAATTTTTATTAAAGGAAAATATTTTTTTAAATCTTTTTCTATTAAACTTTCTAACTTACTAAGTTGATTAAGTTTAATTCCTTCAAATAATAATTTTCTTAAATTAGCCCCAAATTTATTATTAAATATTCTTTCTTTTTTATTTGTTAATAAATAATTAATAAGATTATTTTTTACCTGTTCTTTAGTTTCATATATAGGGTTAAATACATTTCTTGAATTAAAATTTAACCCATATCCTAGACTTTTTTTAGGATTAACTTCAGAAGGAAATTTTTTATTTAATATTCTATAAGCCATTATTTATTTATTAAACTATTTATCTGATTTAAACTAACTTCACCCTCAGGTAAAGCTGAGCCTTCAGCTGAAGTATTTATAGGAGGTGGTTTAAATTCTTTTTGGGGACCACTTCCTTCTTGTAGTTGTAAAAATTTATTTTTTAATTCTTCTTTATCAAACCCAGAATTAGAAGTTTCTGGAGTGATTTTTTGAGAAGGATTTCCACCCTTAATTGCTTCTAACAATATTTCCCTCAATTCATCTTTTATAGCTTCTTTTACAACCTCTTTAATGACTTTTTTTAATTCACTTAATTTCATTTTATTATAAATATTTAAATTTTAAATTTTTTATCTAGGGTTATTATTTCTTCAAGTTTAAGAGGTTTACTCTCATCACTAATTTCTTGGGGTAAATTTAATATAGGTTTATTTTTTAAATGATTGTCTATTACAAATTTTATCTCTTCAACTAAAATTTTTAAACTACTACTATATGACCAACTATTATCCCCCTTAAAGAATTGTCTAATAACTATATCCTTAGAATTATTTATATTTACCCCCACAACCCTTCTTTGGGGAAATTCAAATAGGTTATCTTTATTATATTCTATTTTTAATCTATAATTTTTATATACATATTCCCCATTATTAAGTCTTTTTTTTAATTCTTCTTCTATAAATTTATTATCTTCGTCATCTTCAAAATCTCCCCTGGAATTTATAGAATTTTGTAAATCTTCTATTAAATTATCTACATCATCTAACTCAGACAAACAATTTATCAATAATTGGTCTAAATTATTTAATTTATATTTTAATGAATTTAATAAATTATTTACCATCCTCAAAGCTATAACTGTTTGATTTGATGTTGAAGACCCTTCTTTTAATGTAGCATGTAAAATATCTAATAAATCAGAAAATGTTGTTATTAACCCTATAGGAACCCCCACTCCAGCAACCGCTGAAGGGGTGGGTAAAAGTTTAATTATCCTAATATTTACTTTTAAAACACTCATAACAGTATTTATGGTATCTAAAGTATTATCTAAAGTACTAATAGAAGATTGAACTTGATCTATTGAGTTATTTATTTGGTTTTTCTGTTCAACAATAGATAATAACTCTTCTTTAGAAGGACATCCATCATCAAATTTAGATATAATTTTATCAACAGAAGCCTCAAACTTCAAAAAAGATTTAATTAACCTTCTTACTCCTATATTTAATACTGACCCTATTGACATTATGTAGAATAATTTCTTTTAGATAAAATGGTTTTTAATTGATTTTTATATTGATTTAATCTAACATTGGCCATAGTAGAAGCTACATTCAAAGTAACAAATGGGGTTCCTGGAGGGAGACTTATTAATCTTCCTAATTCATCTGAAACTGAAATAATCTCATCAAGAATTTTTTCTAATAATTCAACCCCCTTATTACCTAACACTATAGGTTCTTCTGCTTCTTTTCCTCCTAAGTATATTTCAGGAGAATTTATAATAGTAGGGTTTTTTGAATCTAAATTTATAGTAGTTAGGGAATTTAAATTTATAGATTTATTAGAACTTAATAAAATATGATCATCTTTAGAATTAATTAATATTCTATAAGAACTTAATATTATTTGAGGTCTTTTATATGAATCTGAACCCTCAGGGGGGGATTCTTTGTAGGATTCATAATTTTTACTTGAAATTTTTATGGGAATTTTTTGAGATGAAGTTAAATATATATTAGATTTATCTTTATTTATATTTTCACTTATATAAACCCAATTTTCTCCTTTGGGGTTATCAGGTTGCCCATTTCTTAATAATAATATAGGATCCCCTTGGTTTTCATCTAAAGAAGACCAAAAATTATTAGTCTTAGGTTGGGTACTACTAAATCTTATACTATTCCCCCATCTTCCCTCATATAATATATCACCCTCATAAGGCTTTAAACTTCTGATGCCTTCTTTTTCCTCAAAATAATTTCCTAAAAATTTGGATTCTAATTCTTTACCTGTTATATTTTCAGGAATGGCATTATGATTTATGTTATTCCATACATTTAAAGGTGTAAAATAATAACTTTTACTTAACCCTGTATTATCATATATATCAGATGATGGTAAATTTATTAAATATATTATCTCATTTTTTAATGGGTAATTTTTTATATTAGGAAATAAGGGATAAGCAAAATTTGATTCTATAAAATTGGGGTTAGGATTATTTATATCATCATAAAATACTATCCCAATAGAATCCCATTCTCCCATTTTGGAAAATAAATCAGGATAGGTTTTTTCATCTAATATAACTTTAGTAACTCTAACAGCATAAATTTCACTTTTAGAATGTTGGGGTATATAAGATTTTTTATTTAAATTTCCTATTCCAATTTTACTGTACATTATTCAATTTGTTTTTGTTCATCATCTTTATTTAAATCTTTTTGTGATTCCTCTAATAATTGCTCTAGTTCTTCTTTTGATATAACAGAATCATCTTTAGAACCACCCCCATCTTGGATAGTTCTTTGAGCTAATTGGGCCATTTTTATTAAAAGTTCATCATTTTTAATTCCTATATCAAGATATTCTTTTAATAGAGGAACTATAAGAGTAGCATCTCCAATATTATTTACTAAGGGTTTTAATTCATCAATTAAAACTGAAACTTGATTTGTTTTTTTAGAGTGATTATTATAAATTTCTTCTAAAATATTAGATAATGTTTTCTTTTTAAATATTAATTCATTAAGTTTCCCATTCATGGCTTTTTATTATAAATATTAAAAAGTTAAATTCTTGTATACCCATTTTCTATAAAAAAATTATATTCTTCATTAAATATTTTATAAATATATTTTATAACTCTAGTTATTTTTTGAGTAGAAATATGGAAACCTATAAACTCTTTAATACTAAAATAAATAGCTTTTTTATTAAAAATCTTAACATTATCTCTGTTTTCTAATATACTTAATACTATATCAGCAATTTTTATTTCAACTTTATCTTGAATAAAATTATCTAAATTATTATAGAAATATAAAATAAATTTATCTATAAAATCCGATAAATCTTGTTTATATTTCCCTTCAGAACTATTAAATATTTCATCATAATATAAAATTTTTTCTTCTTCTGTAGTTGATAATTCTAAATATGGAGTATCTGAATTATAACCATTAGTAAAATAATCTACTGGAATAGAGTTTATTTTTTTATTATAATTTTTTAAATCACAATTTATAAGATATCTTTTTGCTATTATACTAAAATAAGAATACCCTTTATACCCTAAATCAGGGTCAAATTTAGATATTTTACTTAACAAAAAAATTATAACTTCTTGTTGTAAATCTTCTAAATCCTCAACTTCTGTATTATAAAATTTAAAACTATGAATTATATTTTCAGTCAATTTATAAAAAGGATAATATATTTCTTCTTCAAAAATTTGACTTTTTATTTTTGGGTCGGTTTCTATATTATACCTTATTATAGCATTATCCGTTTTTTTTGTAAAATAATTTTTCCCCTTTAAATATTTAGGAATTTTTTTTGGTTTTATTATACTCATTTAATATCTATAATTTTTTAATATCAAATTGATTTAATACTTCTTGAATTTTTTTAATATTTTTGAAAAAAAATCCTATTTCATCATCACTGGAAAACATTTGGTTTCTATCTAACTTATTAATTCTATCATCAGAAGCTTCTATTACAGCCGAAATTTGTTGAAGGTAATTTAAATATGAAGATAATATATCTTCACAGTATGATAATTTTTTATATAAGTTATATATAATATAACCCAATATTATGATAACAACAGATAGTACTAAAATTAATATTTCGAACATTCCCATAATTTATATATATTTAATTATTAAAAAAGGTTACTCTAATTTAGTAAAGAATAACCTTATATCCAAGTTTAAGTTAGTTATATTTTATCAAATATATCTTGAATACCTTTACTTTCTATTGATTTTAAAGCTTGTGTTTTAGTGCTTGTTTTTAGTTTAAAATTCTCTTTAGGAGGTTCTTCTTCCTTTTTCGTATTTAAAAACTCTTCTTCAAATTCCATTCTAGCTGATAACATATCTGCTGAATGAAGTATATAAACTAAAGAAGTTTTTGGTTTTCTCTCTGGCATGTATGTTATTAAATATTGTTTATTAGCATCATCATATAAACCATCATGGAGTTTTATAGATAAGGTTTCATTTAATGAAAGAGGTATTCCTGACTGATTTAATAAAAACAAAGATCTATCAGGTACTGACATATAAGGAATGTTCTCATTAAATTTATATAACTCCCCTAATTTTTCTCTTCTCCATTTGTCATCATTAGGTATGTAAGCAGGTTCTTCTAAAGTTCCTATTTTACCTAAATCATGGTTTATTGCAGAAAATACTAACTCTTCTTCGGTATAAGAAGGTTTATTATGTTTATCATTCCATAACTGGTTTAAGTCTAAAGCCCATTTAATAACATTTATGACATGTAATATATAACCACCTGGGAAACAATTATGATATCCCTTTTTATGGCTGCAAGGGTATAATATTAACCTTTTTTCTAATGAAATATAAAGATCTAATAATTGTTCTTTTCTGGGAGATTCTATATAATTAAAATAATCTAAAAAAATATCCCAATTATTCTGTAATTGTTCTGGTTTTAATTCCATATTTAATGTTTTTATTTTCCTGATAATTCATAAGAAGATAGATCTTCTCTTTCTATATAACTTACAACGTCTTGAAGAGTTTCTGAGATTTGTTTAATTTTAGCTTGGAATTCTGAGACTGGACGAGACATAGAAACCATATTATTTAACGATGTTAAACCTGAATCCATATGTTCTAATTTCTGAATAATTATTCTGCGATGTTTCATTTAATTATTTTTTAATTTATATTTTATTTTTATTTCTCTTTATTATTACTATTTTTATCTCAAAAATTTTTATAAATTTAATATAAAACCCTTATAATATTTTTAACCCCCGTACTCCCAATATAATAAAAGAAATTTTAATACCAAACTTGAGTTAAAGATTTTATGAACTTTTATGAACTTTTATAAAGTTTTTGAATTTTATGAAGGAAATCACATTTTTCATATTCTTCATATTTAATGAAATGTTTTATAACTTTACTTAAACTTTTATTAAAACTATTACTATCTAACATTTTTATTCCTTCAACCCAGGTTTTATCTTTAAAATTAAAATCTTTAATTATATCCCAAACCTTATTGAATAATATAAACTCCCCCATTTCTTTTATTTTAGGGTCACTATTTTTAGAAGTAGATAAGTTTTGTTCATGAGTATTTACCAACCTTTCAAATAATTTTAATTTAAATAGAGGGTGATTAATAGGAATATTTTGGTTTATAGAGTTATCTCTTTCAGTAAAAATTTCTTTTCGTGAAAAAGTATCAAATATTTTATTAAAATTAACCATTATTCAGTTATAATACAAGTTTTATGTAAAAAATTCATATACAATATTAAAACCCAGATACCCATAGCAAAATGTAAAATTAGATTATCTGATGTATAATCTAATACTTTATTTAACATTGTTAGGTTTATAATATACAAACCCCAGTTTTTTACAAATTTTATTATTTTATTATTTAAATTTTTCATACGTATATAATATAATTAAAATTTTATTAAAAATCAAGTTCTAGATTTCCTTCTTTTATAATTCTAGATTCAGAATTTACCATTTCTTTAACTGTTCTTTTTTTTATTTTTTTATACTCATAAAGTTTATTATATACTTCTTCTATACTATTAAAAGTAACCTTATAATTTAAAGTAGTAAAGTAAAATCTATCAGTATATTTTGCAATGTACATCCAATTTTTAAACCAAGGGTGTCTTACTTTAACATAAAAAATTGGTTCTATAGAAGGAAATTCTTTTTTAATAATTTTAACATCAGTTTTTTTCATATTTAATTTTTTTAAGGTATATACAATATAGTTGGATTATTTTTATGTATTTCTATGAAAGGATATTTTTCTTTAAATTTTCTTAAATCAAAAGGTTTAGTTATTAAATGGATTCCATTTTTAGTAGGGTTAATAAAAATATCCTTTTTCCCTATTGGTTCTGAATTATTAATATCTTTTATTAATTCTTCAATCCATTCTTTAAATAAATTTATTTTACTCCCATATAATCCATCTATATCAACCAACCACCTTTTATCCTCTTTATTAGTTGATGAATATCTACCACAAGTAGTAGAATAACAACTTTTTATACTTTTATATTGTTCATTAACCAAAGATTCACTTATAGTTTTTAAAGTTTGTAAAGCTATTTTTTTATAACTTCTTTTATTTAAATTTATATAGGCTCTTGCATTTAAAACATCACAAATTTTAATAATTTCAGGTTTAAGCTTGTTTAATTTTTTTAATGAATCAATATAATAATCTTTAATTTTTATATGATTTTTACTTTGAGATTCATTGTCTTTACTTCTACAAATAATTTGGGTATGAAAAAATTCATCATCATTTTCAAATGTAAGATTATTTTTTATTAAGTCAAAATTATTTACCATAGTTTTACGTTTATAATTATTATAATGTAAATATACGAAATATTTTTTAGGAAACCAAAAAGAAGGTCATAAAAAGATTTATGAATTTAAATTTGGTAAATCAAAAAATTTTCATTATATTTATGTTAAACTTTAAATATAAAAAATTATGAAACTAAAAGAAAACCCTTATTTTAAGGCCCCTGAAGTTAGGGAAGTAGCTAAATCTTTACTTAATGAATTAACAAAAGAAGCTAAAATTTGTTACCTTTTTGTAAATAAAGAAACAAAATATCTTGGTAAAGTTAAGAAAACTTCATTTGAAACTAAATTAATTACAGGTTATGATTATTTTCTTTTCATAAGATTTGATTATTGGGATGAATTAGCTTCTGAAAAACAAAAACAGGCTTTAGTTTTCCATGAATTAGAACATATTGATTGGAAACCTTCAGTAGCAGATCCTGAAGTAGGAAGTTGGGTTTTAAAGAAACATGATATTGAAGAATTTAATAGTGTTATTGAAAAGTTTGGTGCTTGGGAAGGGCATTTAGATATTTTTAAGGAATCTGAAATAATAGAAAAATTAAAAGAAAAACCTGATTTGAAAATTTCCAAAACCAACCTTAAATCTTGTGTAAATTCTTGATATGTATAATAAAATATAATAAAATGAAAAAATCAGAATTAAGACAACTCATTAGAGAAGAAATTTCCTCATCAAATAGTATAGTATATGCTGTATCTACAAGTACAGGACAATTCGAAGAATTAGTTCAAATATATAAAAAAGATATTATATCTGATAGTGAAGAAAATGAAGATGGTGTTGGGATTTGTAATACTAATCATGAAGAGTTTTTCTTCATAGATAAGCTTGAAATATAGTATTGATGGGGGTAATTTAGGATTAGACATTTAAATAAACGAAAACGTTGAAACTGGGGGGTATGGTAAATATCCTTACATTAATTATATATGTTGAAAATAGGGATAAGAATAAAAAATTATGGTAAAATTAAAAAAGTTAATTAGAGAAGTTTTTAAAGAAGAGTCTTATGATATTGGCTCTGAAGTTAAAAAATTATGGGAAAATGAATCTGAATATATAAACATTTCAAATGATTCAGTTGAAGATATAAAAAATAAAACTGAGTTAGATGAGATTTATGTTCCTAATATTTCATTAGAGCCTGGATATGGTCTTCCTGATAGAATTGACTTAAATAATCCTTCTAGATGGGAAAAATGGAAGTCTAATTTTATAAAAACATATGGTAATAGAGGTTATTTATTTAAAGCTGTTGATAATCCTGAACTTTTAATAGGAAAAAAATCTGAATATAAAAACCCTAAATATTTTGAAGTAATTGGAAATTCTAGTTATGAAAATTTGTTAAAAAAATATTTTGAACCTCTTCCAGACCAAAAAGTTGCTGCTGCGTTTTATGATAAAATGGATACTCCTAAAAGAGGTGGAATTTACAAAGGAGACTAGCCTAAACTTGGAAATTTAAATGTTTTTTTGTATATTATTCCCATAATGAAAATTAATAATTATGGTTGAAAATATTTTAGGTCCTTCAGGGAGGCTTATTTCAGGAAGTAAATCTACATATAGAATAATGAATCCTAATAATCTTATAGTTTTTAATGCTAACATTTTTACTGAGGATTTAGAAAAAATTTGGTATGGAGATTTAGATTTAACATTAGATAAAACTAAACTACAAGAAATTGCTTTTTTATTAAATAAAACTATTTATATTTTATATGAAATGGATGGGAGGTTTGAAAATGAATATGATCCTATAATAGAGAATTATGTTCTTAAACTTAAACCCAACAAGGAGTGTGAGTTAAATCCTATGACTAAAAAATATTTTGAAGGAGATATATAATGATAGTATTTATTATTAGTTTTATTTTATTAATTTTACTATATTTAATTTATTTAGATATTAATTTAAATAAGAAAATAAAAATATTAACTAAAAATATTCAAAATAATATTCAAAATATTAATGAAGATATTAAATTTCTTAATGGAAAGATTGAAATATCCAATAGGAAAAATTTAGACAAAGTTAAAAAATTAGAACAAGAATTTAAAAGTATAAAAAATAAAAATAAATGAATTTAATTTTAAGACGGTGATTATTATAGCTTGTGGTATTGGGTTTGTTTTGAATATTGATGAAATTAAGTCTAATTAAATATTATATATATATCAATTTATTAAGAAGTACAAAATAACTTGGATTTATTAAAAATATTTTTTACATTACATTGAAAATTAAATTTAAATTAAAATTAAAAAAAAATCATGGAAAAAACACTAGAACAACAATCGCTAGATCTTAAAAACTATCTTATTTCGTTAGTTAAGTATGAAGATAACATAACTGATGAATTAAAAAATATTAGAGAAGAAAAAAAACTTCTTTGTAAAGATATAGATACTATTGATTCCCAAATAAAAGAATAATCAATATATTTATAACAAAAAATTAATTTTTATGGATTTAATACAAAAATTTTTAGAAAATAATGCCCATAAATTTCCTAAGGGTTATCCTGATCTGACCCAAGAAGAAGATAAAAAAATATTAGAAAGTCTTATGAAGGGGGTTTTGGGTAAATTTCTCCCCCTTACTGAAGTAGAATTATCTCCCGTTCAATTAAAAAAACCATTTTATGATGACACCCCTTTTGAAGATAGAGGTGAAAAACTGCTAGATAAAATCAAAAATGAGGAGCCTATTGAATTAATTGATGGTTCTACTGCGGTTATAGATAAAGAAGCTTCTTATAATGCTATTAAATTCTTACAAAATAAAGAATATGACAAATTAGGAAAAGGTGCTAAATTATTTATATCTAAAGAAGAAACACCTTACAGCCTTTCTCAATTTAAAAAAACTAAAGAATTTGGAAGTGGGAAAGGTTCGGGAGGGGGAGCTACTTCAACTATTATACAAGAATCTTCTCAATGTGTTGTAAATTCAATAGCTTATCATGTAATAGGAGGTATTATACAAGAAGATCATTTATCTATTGAAAATATTAGAGAAGCATATAAATATGTAGATGTAAATTCTTCTCTAAATGAATGTTTGGATTTTATTTTAGGACAAGAAGGTTGGAAATCTACTTTTATAAATACTTCTAATATACTATTTAATAAATATCCTAACAAAGAATATGAGTTCCATAGAGGTTCTGAATTTGTAAATAGGTTATATGAAGCTTTTAAACAAACTAAAGTTGGAATAAATTCTGATAAATGGAATCCTTCTGATATTTGGATGGTAAGTAAATTTATTTTAAATGAAGAATTTCCCACTAATATAGAAGAATTAAATAGAAAACTTTTAACATTATATCAAGATCAATCTTTAATAGGAGTATCTCTTAAAAAAGTTGGGGATAAAGCTGATTTAAAAGTTTATAATTTAAACGAAAGCCATTCAGAAGAATATAAATTTGAAAGTGTAATATCTTCGCCTAAAAGTAAAGATACTATAATAGAATTTAATGAAGGGAAATTACAATTAAGAACCTTTAATTATGCAACAAATTTTGCTGGGGAAATAAAAGGGAGTAAAGCTGCTCATGGTAAGGTAGGGTTAGGTTTTTTAATGAAAATATTTAGAGATATTGAAAATGTTGAATTAAACAAAGCAGTTGAAATTAAAAAATTGTATGGTGATTTAAATAAAGATTGGGTTGAAGAATTCCATAAATATTATAATGAATTAGTAGAACCAATTGAAATTGAAAAGTTTAAGAATATATTAACAGATAAAAATGATGATTGGGTTATATCTAAATATTTATCTCTTAAAATAGGATTTATAATAAAAAATAGTTCAAATTCAAATAAATTATTAAACCAAATAATAGGTTATTCTAAATCTTCTACCCCTTATAGCAGTGTCTTTGTAAAGGTTTCTTAAAAAATTTAAATATGTATAATAAAGTATAACATTTATTATGAATAAATTTTTAGACCAATACCAAGATGAAATTTCCCCTATTTATCCTATAAGACACTATCATATACAACAATTTATTGATGCTTTAACTAATAAATATCCTTATGACATAAAAATAGGAGGTTCAATTAAAATAGGGAATTCTTCTAAAGAAGATGAAGGAACTATAAAATTTACTGGAAGTTCATTTTTAGGTAAAGTTCAAGGCAATTGGATAAATTTAGGAGGAGTAGGAGAAGATCAAAGTCAAAGTCAAGAAGGAATTAATCTTAATTATTCCCCTTTATACAAAGCTTTTATATTAGATATAGATAATGTATATAATAGAATAACATCAGAATTACACAACCCTTCCCAACCAGAAATTTTTGATTTTATTAATGACCAGCCAGCATCTCCTGGACCCGGACAAAGGTTTATTGTTGGTGATGATCCTATATATGGACCTTTTCAAGATAGAATAAATTACATAACTATTTATATTGATGATGGAAAATGGGAATTTATTGAACCTAAATTAGGATGGACTATATTTAATAGAAATAATGGTTATCAATATTTATATACTTCTCAAGGTTGGCAAAAATTATATAATTTAAGTCCTGATGAAGGTGAAGGGGATGAGCCCTTTAATATATCTAAACATATTGA